CTGACCCCCAAGTTACTTTTGGTTTTTCTCTTGTTGTATTGGGATTATTAATACCTGTTCTTTGGTCACCTACCATTACAATGTTGGTTTTACCAACACCTAAAGTAGCACCTGGTCCCCCAGAATAAGAATATAAATTATTAATTCCCTGAGTATTTTTATCAATCTTATCAAGTAAACCAAATAATCTACTTTTGTTTCCATCTGTAGAATTTGTGTATATCGTATTTAAATAAGTGGGTAAACCTAAAGGGCTATTACCATCTTTGCTCCCCTGTGTGGTTTTAAATTTAAAAGGGTTTAATCCTTGTTTATTTGTATGTAAACCAATCCCATTTCCTGCAGCTTGAGCTAAAGTACCTAAAGGTGTATAAATACCCTGGTTCATAGCTAAGTTATCCTTAATAAAACCCCCTATAGTACTTAAAACGCTTGATGTAGATTCTTCTTGTTTATAAGGTACATACCCTTTACTTGAATTAACATTTGTTAAGGATAAGACATTTTGTTTTGCTATAAATAAGGGCCCGTTTGGTGATTTAAAATCGAAAAACATCTGTGCTAGTCTAGAAACATCATTTACTACTATTTTAGGTAGTAATGTCCCACCACGTAATAAAAAATCTGGTCCTCCTGTTTTTCCTACTTTGGAAAAACTTTCAGGGATTTTTGTTTTTACATAGGGTTGGTTACTGTTTCCACCACCAACTGTGTCCTTACCATATCTAAGAGATCTTAGGTTGGTTGTTAAATCAACTAAGCCCATCTATCTATTGAGGTAAACGTTGTAAATAATTTTGTTTAGTTGTTAAAGCACTTCCACGGTCAAGTAAAGAAGGAGAAGGTAAAACGCCATTTTCTGGTGCTACATTTGCAGCATCTGGAATACCGTTAGTTGAATAGTCTTTGTGTAAGGTTGATTGTTGAAAGTTTGGTATAGAAGGTGTTGCACCATTTAACCCACTTAATTCTGAACCCGCTAATGTTAATCTGTTTAATAAACTCATAATTGTATTGTTTTATTATAAATATTGAACTATTGTACTTCGTACATAGCTAAAGGAGCCATTTCTGGTGTTTTCTTAATTAGTTGTGTTTGACCCGTTAACATTTCGCTTAATAATTTTTCTATCTTGCTATTATCAGCAACTACTGCGGTTTGGGTTATTTGAGTTGTTTGACCATTTTGCATCCTTTTAGAGGCTCCTGGGGCTAATACTAAATCGTCGTTAGGGGAAGCTTCAAATATACCTCCTTCTTTTGTTGATACTATGGTTTTACCATCTGCGGGTGAATCCACATCCCCTACTTTTTTAGGAGAAGAATTAATAGCACTAAAACCTGCAGTAACAATAGTTGCGGCTGCTGCCGCCCCTAAAAGAGGACCTACAACTGGTATCCAAGCCAATGCCTGGAATGCAAAGTAAGATGATATTAATACTGCTAAGTAAGCTATACCACGTAATATACTACCTAAAAATCCTAAACCACTTGTCATTTCTGTTACCCATTCACCCGCTCTCTTAAAACCATCGCCAACCTTTCCTATACCCCCTATTAACCACGCAACACCTTTTAGTATAGGCATAAGATGTTCGGTTATTGCTAAAATAGGTGAAGCTATCATTACAAATAATTCGTTTAATTTTGATAAAGTAGCAGCTAGTTTGTCGGCTTGACTATTCTGATCCATTAAATCTTGAACACTACCTTCAGCTAATTCTTTTTGTGTTTGTTCTAGACCAACCGCTGCTATTCTTTTATTTATTGCAGCTTCTTCTGCTTTTGCTTGTTCCCCTGTAAGCCCTAATAATTGTTCTTGTACATATAAAGTTTGTGCTAAATCTTCCCTAGACATCCCAACAGATTTAGCTAATGCTTCCTGTTGTATTCTATTCATTTCACCAAATTCAGCAGAAGATCCAGCTTGTTCTGAAATTTCTTTGGCTACTGTAGCTAAATCATTGTTTAAAGCTGCTTGTCTTGCTTTTTCTAAATTTAAATCTTTATTTAGTAAAAGTTCTGCTTCTAATTCGTTTGAAATAGAAGATTCAAAATCCAGTAAACTACTTGCAATAGCGTCTACTTTAGATAATTCCATACCCAAGGACTTAGCTGTTGCAACAGCCTCAGCTATTAATACTGGGTTTTTCCCAAATGATAATGTTGTTGCTGCAGATACTTTGCCTATATCTTTTACTAAATCTTTTTCATTTAATAAAACACCATTTTGCATTGCAGATAATTTAGCCTGGGCCATAAATTCACCTGTAATATCTTTCACGGATTTACCGGTAGTTAATGAAATTGCTGCAATGCCTTGTAATTCTTCATTAGTAAGCCCTGCTCTTTCCCTCAATTGGGTAAATTGAGTTAACATTTCCTCACTAACATCTACTCCAGTACCTAATGCTTTATTTATTGATTGGTAGGTTTCATCCATCCCCTTTAAAGTAACAAAATTATCCAATGAAGAGTTAGCCATTTGTTGGAGTTCATCTCGAGTGCCAAGAGCTTCTTTGTATGTCATATTCATACTCTTAGCCATATCCCCCGCTGCTTTATCCGATGCTATTAAGGCATTAAGTAGGCCTGCAAGCAATGCTGCAGGGGCTAAGGCGGTTGTTAAGGATTTACCTAGTGATTTAATACCAGACATAGCTGACATGAACCCTTTTCTATCAATAACACCCAATAATTTCTTACCATCAGGGGCTCCTAATTTCTTGTACTTAACAGCAGCTGATGTTCCCGATAATGTTTCCCCACTTTTAGATTTTAATTTATCTTCTAGGCCTAATCTTTTAACCATATCTTTGGTTAAACCTTTCCCAGTTTTTAGGGAATTTTCTATATCTTGAGAAGTTTTTAAGGATGCTTCAGAGGCAGCCTCAAAGGGTGCTGAGAATGCTGTTAATCCCGGTATTGATTTTACAGCTTCAGATAAATTGCTAAAGGCTTTAACACCAAAATTATTAGATAATACTTGTGATAAATTTTGTGTTTCTTGTAATGCTAGGTTAAGTTTTAAAGCACCTTCAATTTGATCATCAATAGATCCTACTAAAATTGTGTTAGCTTCAATTTGCTTTTTAGTTAAGCCTGTTTGGTCTTTTAAAATCCCAGACCTTGTTAATTGGAGTAACCTTATATTTTTTTCAACTTTTAACTGGTCACCTTTTAGTTTATTAAGTGCTTTTTTAGTACCTAATTCCTTTCGATCCATTACCGAAAGTGATTCTTGTAATTTAGATATAGAATTAGTAGACCTTAAAATAGCAGATCTTTCAGCTTTTTGAAAAGTAAGTATTTTTGCTTGATCCTTAATAACATTACTAATGTCATTTTGGATGCCCAGTTCATCTTTCTGAATTTTCAGGCGATCGTTTTCTATCCGTACCTGTTCTTTTAATAGACGGTTTTGTTCCTCTAATAATTCTTTAAATGAAAGTGCATTTCTTGCTTGTTGTTCGCCAGCCATGTAGGTATTTTATTATAAATATTACTAATTATAACTTGTTTTACCCTTATAGGGTTTAGATGCTGAAGCAAAATCAGGTGTGTTAATTTTACCATCAGAATTAATCATATTTTTTTGATTTTTACCCCCTGGGGAGTTGTTTTCATAGGCTTTCTTTTCCTCGTTGTTAAAATCTTTTATTTCAGAATAAGTAAATTTCCTTAACCATATAGGCATATTATATATGGTATTAAAGTCATATCCACCTTTACCATGGAAGACTAATTGGTGGATTATTCTAAAAAGATTTAAACGTACCTCAGGGGCATTAGTTGTAGTCAGGCCAAAAAAAGTTTAGACCAATTGGAATGGTCACCTCCTCTCCATTATCCAAAATGTATGATAAATTTACATCTGGTTGGGTTGCTGCAACGTGGTCTCTAAATGCTCTTGAATCCCGTGCTAGAAACATATTATCTACAAAGTCTCTAATATCTTTTTTTTCTTCACTACCATCCACGGATGTTATTAGATATTTTAGTCTTGTAGTAAGCTCTGTAGAATTTTCTTTATTAATTTTTTTAAGACCTGCTAACTCTCGGTCTATTTGTTTTTCTAATTTACCTGTAGCTAGTTGGTATGTTAAAACAGTTCCAGTAGAAGGGGTTGTAAAATTAAATTCATTTTTACCTGCTTCAAATTTAGACTCATCAAATTCTTTATTTTCTAAAGATGACATATCTAAAGTATAATTTTGACCCTTTACTACTATATCATATTCTTTACCATATCCTAAAATACGAGTAGCAATTAATAATGCATTTTTATCACCAACTATTAAATCATCTACATTAATATCTTTATTTATTATAACTGATCTAAGTAATTTTTCCAATACATTACCTTTTTGGATAAATGATTGATTAGAAAGGATATCTTCTTCCTTTGCTGTCATATATTTAATTTCTACTTTACCACTAGATAAAGGGTGGTCTTTTGGATAGATTAGGCCTTTAGAAGGCAATTCAACCTCTTCGGTTGGGAATTTAAATTCACTCATATAAATTTTATTTAGTTATAACTTTATTGTCATTAATAAGTATTAAAAAGGAAAGTTCTTAAAACGGTTATTATTATTTATTTATTCTATTTTCAAACTTATCAAATCTTGAATCTATATGTCTATATAGTTCATCAATTTGATTTTGGCAATCTAATCGCAAGTCATTCACATTATTATAATGATCTTTGCTTATTTCATCCATAGCTAAATAAGCTTTATCTACAGATTGGTTAATATCTTTTACTTTGGCTTTCACCTTAAATACCCCTATCGAAGCATACCCTACTAAGAATACACCTACTGTGGATAGGACACCTAACATAAATTCTAAATTTTCCATATTTTGTTCTTTTTAAATGTTTAAAGAACTATTCCTTTTAATACTGTTATGTAATATAAAAAAAAGCTTGGCCAAAGCCAAGCAATTTTCAAAAGGAAGGGTAAAAAAATTATTTTTAAAAGTTCAATATACAGTAATCTGGTTGAACTGTGATTTGTAATTCAACTGCAGTACTTTCTGTATCCCAATTGTAATCTCCAAAGGTAGCTTCTGTGATAAGTGCTCCTTTGATAATCCATTCAGATACGATATCACCTACAGGTCCTAATACGTTCATAGTTAAATCTTTTTTATAGAAATCACTATACCCGTCTCTACCTGTTACTGATTCATGGTGTAGTCTAACCCACTCCATTACTGCTTGTGCACCACTTGGAGTAATTGGATCAAATAACGTCATTTGAATTGTATTCCAAGTTGTTTTACCTTTAACAAAACGTTGTACGTTTATATGGTTTAAAGGTACTGATCCTTGGGATAATGAAACAGCTCCCATAGCTTTAATTTGATATGAAGGGATTCCATCAACATACATGATAAATCTATTTGCCTGTTTTGGCTCAAATGCTGTATAAAATATTTCGTTTGGGTCTAATACTGCCATTTTATTGTTTTATTTTATTATAAATATTGATATATTTTGTTTTTATTCAGGAAATGTTGCTCCAGTTGGTAAAACATTGAAATCTAAAATTACGAATTCTGCTGTTTTAGTTGGTTGTAGGTAAATTTGTCCTACTAGCTCATTTCTATCAATAACATCTGGTGTGTTGTTTGTCTCATCCATTACTACTTGGAAAGCATACAAACCTTGTCTTTGTTGTACTGATTCTAAGTATGGGTTAACTTGTGCTAAGAAATTGTTTCTTGTAGCAATTGTATTTTGTTCAAATACTAAGTTATCCGATACTTGAGTAATGTATCCTTTAAGAGCAATTAGCAATCTACGTACATTTACACGATCTAAAGCACTTGCTCTTTTCTGTAATGTTTTCTGTCCAAATACTACAACTCCACTTCCTGGGAATGTTGCAATTGGGTTAACATTTGCTTCGTATAAAGTATCTCTATTACCTGCTGTTAATTTTCTTTCTGCTCTAATTACACTTCCTAAAGCTCCTCTAATTAAACCTGCTGGTGCGAACCATGGGTCTGAAGATGCATCAGTAAATGCATATACTGCTGGAATATACGTTGAAGCTGGTGCCCAAACGGTTTGTCCAGTGGCTGTGTCGATTGTTTGTAACCACGGCCAGTATGTAGCTGAATATGACGTATCATATCCTGCTGCCTC